TCCGTTCCAAGTACCACTTGTAATTGTACCTAAAGTAGTAATTGAAGATTGACCAACGTAAGTAGAAGCAATATCAATACTATCAGCGTTAACTGTAATTCGATTGGAGGTTCCAACTACATCTAAGGTATTTCCGGTTTTTGTTAAACCAGCACCTGCGATTACTTGACCCGCGCCAGAGAACTGAGCCCAAGTAATTCCAGTAGTACCAATTGTAATTGTTCCATCAGTGGTGACAACGTATCCGTTATCTGCTTGTGTTGTACCTTCCTGTACAAATACAAAATCACCACCACTAACTTCACCGGCAATACTATTATCAAAATCAGTTGCTCTTGTAAGTACCCAAGCAACCGCACCCGAACCTACTGTAGTAGCTACGTACACACCATTCTGTAATGTGCTACTTTGGTCCTTAACCAATACTCGGTCATTTACTGATAAAGAAACACCATCTATAGATAAAGCAGCCAATGTACCAGAGTTAGTTAAAGTGGCACCAACTCCAGATGTTCCATTATTGTATGTTACAGTTAAGTTAGCCGTTGTCGCTACTCTAACTGGGTCTTTAACAGAAAGACCAGTCTTTGTAGCATCTACGTAACCTTTTGTGGCAGCATCAGTTGATTGTGTTGGTTCAGCTACATTGGTAATTCTTTTACTAGCTACATCAACTGTACCAGTTCCATTTGGAACAAGGTTAATATTTGTATTTGTGCCTCCAGCAGTAAATGTTAGTGAACCAGTACCTGTGATAGAACCATTGGTAGTTCCAGTTCCACCATACGCAACTGCAATCGTGTTGCCGTTCCAAGTCGAACCAGTTGAAATGGTTTTATTGGTAAATGTTTCAGTTCCATCTAAAGTGGAAAGTGTACCTGTAGTTGGTAACGTTACGTTGGTGGTATTTGTGGTAGTAAGAGTAAGAGCATTAGCTCCAGATGTAGTAAAAGAAGAAGCTAAACTTAAATTACCAGCTAATGAAATTGTTCTATTAGCATTTCTAACATCAAGAGTTAGAGTTCTATTTGCAGTTAGAGTTGTACCAGATGTAGCTCCAATCCGAACATCAAAAGCAGCACTAGTATCTCTTAAACCTACATTATCAAGTCCAGATAAAGTAGAAGAAGAACTTCCAAGGGCAACTGATGTTGTACCCAATGTAATAGTTGTATTTGCTAATTTTGAATTTGGAATTGAGGCGTCTTTAATACTTAACGCTAAGCTTACATTACTACCACTAGGTTGTGTAGCTACAGTAGTTAAGATTGTATTGTCACCAGCAATACTTAAGGTACTACCAGTAGCAAATGTAAAACTACCAGTATTACCGCTTACAGTAAAAGTTGACTGTACAGTTCCAACAGCAGTATCAACATAAGCAGTAGAAGCGGCATTCGTACTATTGTCACCTTGAGTCTTCGTCGGAACGGTAATTGTCGCTCCAGTAAAATTTTTAGTTCCAGTGATTGTTTGATTGGTGGAAAGGGTCATGAATGCCCCAGGACCACCAATTGCAGGAATTGTAGTAGCAGAACCGCCAGCACCTCCAGTACCTTTACCATAATAAAGTACGTCATCTACTTCATTATATGCTAATTCTGCGTTCTGTAACGTAGTGGGAGCTCCAGGGTTACCAGAAGCACGTCTTTTAATTCTAATTGTGTTGGCCATCAGAAGTTACCTCCATCTGTTAATGTTAAAACTGTTGAATCTGTTGCCCATTTATCTGAATTTTGATTGTATACCAGTACAGAACCATCAGTTAAACCAGCATAGTCAATAATAAAATTACGAGTTCCTTCTGTACCAACTAATAACCACTCATTACCACTCCATATTTTTAATACAGGAGGTTGAATACTTATATCTTTCCATAACATCCCAAATGTGGGAAAATCAGGTTCACTTGGACTAGGTGTTCCTTCAAATCTCAAATAAGGAGGAGGTGAAGGGTCTATGTTTGGTGATTCAACTGTTAAATCCTTTAAAACAGTTAATTCACCTTCAACGATTGGTATTTTTACTTCATCGGTATCAACTACATTAACAATGTATCGATATTTTCCTTCATCGAGATACCAAGGGTCTCCATCATTGTCATAGTATAGAGTTACAATATTATCTTCAACAGAAACTCTGAATTCAAAATAAACGTATGTTAATACATCCGCTAAAACATCAACTTCCATCAATGTTTTATTGAATAATGCAACTACATCATTATCACCGAAATCATATGGTGTCCCGTTGGCATTAAAAATCTCTAGGGGAGGACTTTCATAATCAACCCCTGAAGTTATAGTGAGATTTCGTCTAAGAATAGCCATCAGAGTGTTTTTATATTATTTCAAATTTATTTATTCATCGTCATCTAAATCTTTTGATTTTGAACTCTGTTTTAACATTTTTATGATGTCAGATGTGGTACCGATGATAGTATTGTTTGTTACATTTGTTTCACGTTTTGGTGTATCTTCTTCTATTTGTTTAATATCTTTCTGTAGAGACATCAATTTATCAGACACATCAGCTACATTTTTAATCATTTGACCTACAACTTCAAATGCACGAGGATGTTCGGAATTTTTAGCAACTTCCAACGCATCGACCAGAGCCTCTTGACCCATTGATATCAGGTCATATAGGTTTTGTCGAACAAAATCGTAATCTTTTGTTAAATCAATTGAACGAGAAGCATTTTTCAAATCACGTGAAGTGGATTTGACAATTTCCACCTCTTTTGGAGTAGATTCAAATCCAAATGTTTCATCTAATTTAGACATTATAAAACTCCTACGAAACTACAAAATAATCATCATCTTCTGAACGTTCAGATATACTTTCGACTACACGATATTCATCAGTTAGTGGATTAATATCGTCTCTTGGTATCGGTGGTACATCAGTAGACTGAACTTCCGCTTCATAATGTACTTCGGTTGAAAGTGGTCTCAAAATATTACTGTTGTAATCAACAATGACCTTACGAATGTCTTTACCGGTTGAAATCGGACCAAAAATATATGTTTTAATTGTAAAATTTAAAGTCCATTCCAAATAAGACCTATCTGTATAATCACCTTCATACTCATCGATTAAACCAATACTGTTCAGAACAATTGGAATATCTTTTTCTTCCTGATTTTCGGAAACCATTTGAATTGTTACTGTCAATGCAGGATGAAATTGAGGAAGAATCTGTTCCAATATCTGTAGTCCATCGTCCTGATTCTTTGCAAGAATACTTAGTTCCATATCAATATTATATGGAACTGGCACAAATGAAGTTTGTTGTCCGCCCTGAACACCCAATGACCTGAACTGTTGAGTTGGTTGTAATTTTCTATCTGTATCGTAATATATATTTTTCATCTGAAATGACAATCTAGGTAAAGTGATTGCCACTGGAATTTCATTCACTTCAGGTCTATTTTGTAATCTACTAATATATTTTTTAGACGATGAATAATTAATAGGAACTTTAAGAGTTTCTGTAATTACTCCATTTTGGTCTTTTCGTTTAATTAGAATATTATTAAATACTGCACCGAAAGCCACAATACTTTTTCTTATACATGCATTGTAGTAATACAATTGGTAATTTAACACTTGGAATACACTCCTGAGTTCTAGGAGTATTTATTAGAAGAAACCAAAATCATTTTGGTCATTTAAATCAATAATTTTCAGTTCATCGAATACATTTTGAATATCCCTATCATCATCTACAACTTGGTCGTCTTTACTCAATGTAGTGATTCTCCACTGAATTGACCTATCGGAATTTGATAACCAGTAATTATTATACTGTCTCCAAACAGAATCAAATGTATTACCGTCTCTTACTTCAGGGTCAAAATTACTTAACAATCCAACTTCAAATGTACGATTTGTTGAATTAAATTTAAAAATTTGTGCAGTAACAGCATTAGTAAAGTTTGTTTGATTTGGATGAATATAAACAGTAGTATTTAAATCAAATGTTCCGGAACCGCCAACTTGTAGTGTACCAGCAAATCGTTGATAATTTGATTTTGGAATTATTGTATTAATTTCATCGATGGGATTTACTAGTATATTAATTTTTTCGCCGGAATATTCAAATCTTTCCAATGTCAATGTGAATGTATTAGTAGTACCAAGAGGATACCAAGGGTTTCTCCATTCAACATATTTGATTACAAAAAATCCATGATCAAATGGAGACTTGGGAAGATAAATTAGGTCACCTTCTTTTGGTCTTTGTATTGTTGCAGCCTTATGAGGGTCTGTTACATCAATATTTTTAATCTCATAATATTCTGACAAAGTTTGTTGTAATTCTTGTTCAAAATCCTGACGTGAACAAATAACAGTTAATTCATCCTGATTTCGAATACCAAACTTAGTTAAAATATCATTTGGACCAGAATAACCATCAAATGACTGAATAAAAAATGCAATCGGTGAAGCAATTTCAAATGTTGCTAGAGGACTTTCTTGAAAAAGATAATCCAAATGATTATTCAGTCTGGGTAGATAGTGCAAATCTACACCAAACATCTTGATAAATTCAACTTGTAAATCATTTAATAAAGATTGTTCACTGGATATAGCAGGTGTATGTGAAAAGAATGGATTGGTGCTCATTTTACTATCCTAATCTTAAATTTTGCAGATACGTATCCAGTGTCTGTTGGATATTAATTCCAACTATTGTAAATTTGACTGTAACCCGATATTCATTGCGGTCATAATCAGGGAATACTTCTACTTCATTTAAAGTAACACGTGGTTCATACTGTTCAATTGAAAACCGAATCTGGTCGCGAATATC